TGTGTATGTTCTTGCATTTGTCCTGTAGAAAGTCTTGCCATAGGAATAAGGGGATAATTGGATGCGAGAAACAAAAATCAGTTACTGCAGAGGCATTATCCATGACTGCAGATGATTTTGTTTCCCTACTATTATAATAGCATTAAAAAACCCCCTGTGTAGGGGGCTTGTGACACTAATCTAATCGTCATACACTAGACATTCTGGTTCATCTGGGTGCATATCACAAAAGAGTTCTAAAGCATTTGGGTCATGATGATCTCCTGCTTCAATCTCATCGTGATGATGATCTACATACTCCTCTAGTTCATGTAACTCATCAAGAGCATGTCTTCTCATAGGTTCAGATGTTGTCGGGTCAGCAATGACTTCCTTGTCATGTTGAATGTGATCTTCTATAGTTTTCATAGTGATCTCCTTATACACTTACTATTTATTATTATAGCACTTGCTTTACACTTTTCAAGTGCTATGTTATAGTATGTCCATATCTTTACCAACCTTCAATCTCGTATGTCTTCTTTTTCTAAATCGAAAAGCATTATTTCCACTCAATAGAGATAACAATTCCTTTGAATGTTTCAAATAGATTTGATGTTGTGTTATCTTGCTACTAATCGTAGATCGAATACAGTTGTATATCTCTTCTGGTGTTGCTTCACTCTCAAGTGCTTCCTCAATCCATACACTTAATTGTTCAAGTGTGTAATTCTTTTCCTGATTCATTCAAATCATCTTTAATAACTTCACTTATCATATCTTGTATCTGTTCAGATGTCAAGTTGTTAAGGAACATCCAATCTGGGTCTTTTTTATCCCACTCAACAGTAAATGAACCATTGTCATTTTGATTTATCTTTAAACTCATCTCCACTTAGTAAGGGGTTTTGCTTGTATTAACTTTTGTGTCTCGATTTCATCACTTTCGTCAGGATTTGTATGGTATGTAACTTCCTTTAATGTCTTAAGATACTTCAATACATGCTCTCGTATCTCCATCAAATCATCATAACATCCTTGATTATGAGCGCAACCACGCAAGTCAGAGTCAGGTTTTAATACTGATTCAGTAAAAAGGTCTAATGCCCTTTGATACTTAACAGATGGTGATTCATCCCCGATTGAATTTTGATCGTGCATTTTTCTCTTTTTTAATTCCCTTTTGTATGTATATCATAGCACATTCAAAATTTCTTGAGAAGTGTTCTATGATACCATTGTGTATTATGGCAAACTTCTTACCACTTGACGGAACTGCTGCCCACATTCCATCCTTTGTTACATAACCAGTTGGTTGACCAACTTCGGGGTCTAGTAAGGATGGAAATCTGGTAGGACAAAACTTCTGATAGTTAGAACCTCGCATTAACTCCTAAAACTCTTGCGTTTGGATTTCTTGCGACTGCAACTTGTCTTGCTTCATCGTAGTTACGAGCATGTACATCTTCTGTGAAGACCTTACCTGCAACGAATAACTTGACCTGACATCTCATTAAAAGAACCTCCCTTTAGTTACATAGTTTACAATACCGATTGATGAACCAATACAAAATGTCATCAATGCCAATGTTAACACAAATCCTTCGATCATTTTTCTCTCCTTTGTTTACCTTTCTATTATATAATATCCAGAATGTTTATGCAAGTCTCTTGTGACACTTCTTGAACTGGTTTATATTCTTGCACTCTCTTCTCAATTAAGTTACCATAGTCTTCATGTAGTTCACAACCAATATAATCACGACCTAGTGATTTTGCGACTGCTGCCGTAGTTCCTGACCCCATGAATGGGTCAAGTATTATATCTCCTACCTGACTCCCTGCTTTGATGCAAGGTTCAATTAAATCTGGTGGGTAGGTCGCAAAGTGTGCTTCACGATATGGTTTGTTAGTTACTGACCAGACAGATCGTTTATTCTTTGTTGGATATGATTTTGTAAGTCCCGAATGTGGTTGTAGTCCTGTTCCTTCGTTATGGTATTTTCCTTTTGTTCTGTCTCGTGTTCCCCAATCTTTTGCGGGTTCTTTGATTGCTTCATTATCGTAGTAGTATTTTTTATTCTTACTAAACAAAAATATATATTCGTGCGACTTCGTACACCTATCCTTGACACTCTCTGGCATCGGATTTGGTTTGTGCCATATTATATCCTGTCTGAGATACCATCCATCTGCTCTCATTGCGAAGGCAAATTGCCATGGGATTCCAATAAGATCTTTTTCTTTGAGTCCTTCGATTCGATTTCCTCTACGAGGACACAAATCTGGTAGGTCTTGTTTAGTATTTGAGACACTTTGTCTTGGTAATCCTTGTCCTTTTCCAGGTCTGTAGTTATAGTAACTATCCCCAAGATTAACCCAACAAGTTCCATCATCTGTAAGCACATTGCGAACCTCCTTGAATACTGTAATTAATTGTTCAATAAATTCATCAGGTGTTTGTTCCTGACCAATTTGGTTTTCTTCTCCACCATAGTCACGCAATCCGTAATATGGTGGGGATGTAATGCAAGTCCTTGCTTGCTCATCGAATTGTTTGAGTGTCTCTCGACAATCTCCATACAAAATTGTGTCTCTCATCTTCTTAAAAACTCATTTAAAATCCAACTACTGCTGTTCATCTTGTTGTCTCCACCAACACCCCACTCAAAAATAACTCTATCATTCTGTTGGAATTTAAGATACTCAGGTGCATTTGTGTTTGTTCTGTCTCCACCATTACAGAATATCACTTTATCATACATTTGTAAACACTTGTATATTGCCATGTTAGATGAGTTATCAGTATCATCATATGTAATTGTCAAATCAACTGGTTTGAGTTCTTTAACGATTGCTTTTCTCTCTGACATCGGTAAGAAATATTTTCCTTTCTTACGAATCAACCACTCATCAGAATTTAATCCCACACATAATGGTATATTTGGATTTAATTCTTTTGCATTTTTGAAGTAAGCAATGTGACCACTATGTATCGGGTCAAATCCTCCTGTGACTAAAACTATTATACTCATGTTAAAAGTCTAAAAATTGTTGGTCTGCTTGTTGATATAAGTATGATAGATTAATCGGTGGTAGTATTGGATTGACTTCTCCAATATTACACTCATAGTAATCTCCTTCTTTGAGTGCTATCATAGCACCATCAGCACCATCTTCATACAAACTTCTTGCGTGTTCATCTTCCACAACTACAACTCTCCTTGCTGTAAGATCAATCACAAGTAACCAATCAAATGTACTGATCTGTCTAAAATCTTCTACAGTTTTTGTCTCACTTAAAAATGATTTAACTTTGAACTTTTTAGTTGCTTTTGGGTCTTTAACTTTATAAAAAAGATTCTTACCCATCTTGAGTTCAATCTTCTTGTCCTCCCACTCAAAGTCATAACCATTCTGGTCAACTCTATCTATATCTGAAAACTTGTCCAAAGCTTTCTCTACCATAGTTGCCCTTGCAAAGTTGTCTGCATTTGATGTGAATCCTTTATCTGAGTATAAAGAATCAACAACTCCAAATACTCGATTCCAATCCACTTTTGTTTCTAACTGTTCAATAAAATTCATGACTACCTTGTGATAACTGAAGTTGCTGCTTGACCTTGATTGAATATGGTATCCACAACTGCTTCGACCTTTCTTGCAGTAGAGATACCAACCTTAGAATAGACAGGGATGCAAACAAGTCCGAATACTTTGTCAGCATTGCCCTTACGAATGACTCTACCAATCGTTTGTGAGATTCCGATGTAATCCATAGATCTCATGAATAGGACTGCTTCCAGACCATTGACATTGATGCCCTCTGAAAGTATGCTGTGATGTAGTACAACAAACTTCTTGTCATTTCTACCCCACTCATTAAGTGTATCAAAGAATGTCTCTCTGTCCACTTTCTCCCCATCAACAACTGCACCAGTTTTAGATGTGATGAACATGTAAGAGTAACCACGAACTGCCAACTGTTTTACAAAGTCAGTCTGTGATACAAGTGCAACAATTTGTTTTGTTGACTTGGCACATATTAATACTTTGTCTTTGTCAAGATTGTCAATAGCATCTACCATTTGCTCATTGTCTCTGTCTGCAACCAACTCATCTTTGTCAAGTATTCTGGTCTTGTAAACTTCAACCTTTGGTGGTAGTATGTAACCTTGCTTGACCAACTTAGGTGCAGGTACTTGACATATAACATTACCAAAGATGTCAGTATCATTCATACCAACTTTCATAGGTGTGAGACTATGCTTTGGTGTTGCTGTAAAGAAGTATGATCTCTCAGCATATATTGAGAAATACTCTACAGGTTCAATAAAGTTTTTCTGTACTGAGTTGTGTGCTTCATCAAAATAGATGGTGTCAACTTCAATATCAAGTGACTCTTGTATCTTGT